CTAATTTAGATGAAGGGCAAATGTTTGCAGATTTTAGATTTGCAGAAATGTCAGATAACAATTACTTAAAGGGTAGATTTAATCTATTCTATGATTTAAATCCAGGCGACCAATACTATTTAGAATATGATGAGGAGAAATAATGCTAGGTTATACACAAAAAGATTTAGCAGATATGACATATGGAGTATATCAAGCTGACTTGTTGATTAATCCTGATGAGAATCCTGCTATTCATAACTATCTAGTAACCGCCCATGATTTCTTACAAGGACTATGGGCAGAAGGGTATTTCGACTAATGGAAATATGGATGGTTTTTGCTGTTATATTTGGTATGCTTATGCTAGTTAGCGCATGGGAAAATGCTAAAAGCGAACTTGAGATGGAAGAAAAAATTAGAGAACATGAGCAAAAAGTTGAACAAGAAGAAGCAGAGAACAGAGAACTAATTAATAAGGCTCTTAAGCATTATGCTGAAACGAAGGGAATTAAGTAATGACTAAATCATCTTATTTCCTAGAGTATATGAAGTTACATCTAATTAGTCTTAATCAAGATTGGGAGGCTACTAAAAATGGGGAGCCTTTGAAGGATGATGAATATGACCCTTCAGATGATTACTTCCAAGGAGCAATTGAAGCAACCGAACATTTATTGTCAGTGGCAACTGATATAATGAATAATAACGAAAGGGTATATTAATGGATATGACTATGGAAGACCTTGGGCTCCCGCCCCATTTGCAACGTTTGGTTAATGCAGGTGTTAGTGGATTAGATATAATGCACGGTGAACTAAAAAATCTAATGCTAATTGCCGAGCAGGAACTAGCAGACGCAATCGAACGGGAAGAAGAATCAGAAGAAGCAATGGACTCTATGGTCCGTACTGAATGCGAAGGGTACCTTGACGCCCTAGTAGCACTATATGAACTAACATACCAACTATCATTTGCGATTGGAGCACGTGGTGAAGCCTGAAGATAAAGATAAACTAAATGAATGTTTAGAAATTCTAGACACCACCGACCTTGGCCTATCGCTTGTTTGGCTATGGACATGGTCAACTATTAATAACATCCTAGACGATGACACCTATGTTGCCAAGGCAACCCAAGACGAGATGTGGGACCACCTGTGTGAGGCTGTAGAGGCTGGTATGGGCTTCTCTCTAGAGTGGGGCGCCGAGCAACATCAAGAAGAAGTTTTAGATTGGATGATGAGCAGGGATTACATCGTAGACCCTGATGAAGAAGAAGAGGAGGACGAAGATGAAGATGAGTGATAAGTACTTAAACGATCAACTTATTACAGCCCAAAAACTTTTGTGGGGTGGGTCCGAAACAGAAAACATCGAGGCACACAACATCATTGCTAAGTTAATTAAAGATAAGATAGAACAGGTGGAACTATGAGACAAGACTATAAAATCTACGGGGACCGAACGCAGAAGTTTTCTGTAGTCATTAATGCAGAGTCTCACGACCTTGCTTGGGAATCAGCCCTTCGTATTCCTGTAGAGGGCTGGACAGAAGTTTCAACTGATGACACGATTGAACCATATAACATCGAAGAAATAGAAGTATAACTAAATAAAGATAGGTTGGGCCGTTATGGACAATTCAGACATAACGGTCATAATCTAAGGGCACGGGCAAAAATATTGCTTTACGGCCCCTATTTACAAATCCCCGAAATTCGGATATAATATATATAACAACTCGATCTAGAAAGGATCAAACCAAATGACATCAACACCAACAACAACTCGTGAGTACCTCAAGGCCCAGGGAATTTCTGTGGGCAAGCGTGGCCGCTTCTCAGCTGCAGCTCTAGGAGCTATCAGCAAGGCAGCACAAGAAGGCGTAGTCTTCACAGACAAGAAGAACGTCAAGTAATAGCTAACTGTGGGGACCTTCCTCTTCGGAGGCAGGTCCCCCTTCATTTACAAATGTCAGTGCCCAATGGTATAATCAAAACGAAAGAGGTGGAACTCAATGGCTAAAGCGAACGAATTCAAAGCAGCAGAAAAACTAACAGACTATCTAAACAATGCTAACTTCTCCCCTGCCGTAATGGCAAATGTATTAACAACTGAACATACCTTGTACACCCAAGACAGGCTAATGGAACTAGTTAGATACATTATCCAATACAATTCCCTTAGATTAAAGTCAGAATGGGATAAAGGATATACATCCGAAGGATTGCTTTTAGCAGATGCGCTCAATGATATGCTGGAAGCAAAATATGGAGCGGTGGATAGAAACCTAACAATAGACTCCTTGAAAGAAACAAGAGTAAGAGATAGCAAATACATAATGGACTTAGATTCATTCTAATATAACTTCCCCTATGGGGCATATGGCTTTAATTAGCTATATGTCCCATTTTTATATGCCCATCTTATGGGCCAAATTTCTTCTTTACGATCACATATAAAAAACCCTGGAAAATGTATAATAAATCTAATATAATCTGTCAAAATGTGCATAGAATATCTCATTATATGAGACAAATAATGCAGAATCTGACAGAATTTTTTGCCATAAATATGGGCCAAAATTGCTCTTTACGACCAAATAAAAAAATTTCCTGGAATTTTATATGAAAGCTATTGACAAATATTGGCCAATATGCTTTATATGGGCCCTATTGACATTACGAACATTAATTGATAGGGTTCCATTACATAGGTATGTTTAGATAGATATAATGATAGTATTTGGATCTAAATTGATAGTATGATTCTCCACTTTACTCCACAATACTCCACTAAATAAGCCTCTAGGAGGCTGATACAAGGGAGATAAAGGGAGGGGGGATATAATGGGTAAGGACCCAATTGCTTAAATTTCTACAGCTTTCTTGCTGAGCATGTAAGGCATATAAATGGGTCATCATCTTGCTTGATATATAGTTGCTTACATTGAGTACATGCTACCTTATATGGCTCATATTCCTTGGCAAATTTGCTCCAAGATGATTCGAATTTATCCATTATTTACAGGAGATGCAGTAATATGGAGCACGAAGATGTTCTGGGTGAACATATCCTGTTCGAGCACATTTATGGCATGTGGCCTTAATTAGATTAGATTGTTCTATATCAAAGGTAAATGATCTTGTATAGTATAGTTTAGTTGCATACCATGTGATTAGTATAGCTAGTATTGTTATCATTATTAGGCCTCCCCGCCTTTTTCCCAATATGGGATCCCGTTTTTATCACGATCATTCCACTCTTCACCGCTCATATCAATATCTTTAAGCATCTCTTCTATAGCTAATTTAAGACGCATTGATCTGTCAGTATCAATATCGCTCATCAGTACCCCCCAAGACATTCATTACGAGTGTGATATAGCCTGATCTTATTTAATATTTTCTTAGTTGGAGCGTTTAATGGCTCTGAGCAGCATCCACATTTCATATCCCATTCACCGCTAAAGAAGTCATATTTCATACCCTTAAAATTAGCGTACTTGTGTGCCACAAATGTAGCAAATGGATCAGGTATCTCTAAGTTCTGCAGCATGTATTTATTATAACATTTATGTCAGGTACTGACAAGGGGTCTCTACTTTTCGACTTCACTTTTTTCGCCATCTATATGGGTATTATAGACACCTATGAGATGTTTTATGTATATATCTGAAGGCTTTCTTTCTTCCCGCCTTTGGTGTTGCAGTAGGCTGTGGTGTGGGCTTTACAGTGGGCTCTACTGGCTTTACATTCATCTGATCAACAATTAGCTCAGCCTGCTTTATTAGGTCTAAGTGCTTATACACAGGCTCAACTGCAAAGGCATTACCTTTGTCTCCCCAGAATCCAGGTTCCCCACAGTTTGGTATACCAACAGCATGTGCCCCTGCTGGACCAAGGTAAACCTTAGTGTTACCCCTTTTGAGGAAGTAACCGCTGCCTGAGTCTCCGTTACATCCTGAACCCGTTGCTGCAGAGTGTACTAATTGAATATCTATCAACTCAAAGGTAGATCCCTTTGGCCCCCAATTAGGATGTCCAACTGAGTAATAAGCTTCGTATATTTGCCTTGCTAATTCTTTATCAATCATTTTTGCTTCGAGTTGCCTTGGACGCTGATCTTTTTTACGAGTGTTGTCGTATGAGCTATATCCAATTGAATACACTGGCTCTTGATTACGGATTATATCTAAAAGATCATTACTCTTAATTAGATCTACCTTTTGAGTCATTGGAAGTGGCTCTTGAAGAATTAGAATTGCAAAGTCATTGGAGCGACTTAAAACTGCTTTGCCAGCGGCAATAGCCTCTTTAGTAATTATTCTATCTTTAAATCCTGGAGCCATAAGTATCTTATCGACCTTAGACTTTTGGCCTGAGCTGTTGTTAACAAATAGCTCACCTTTAGCCCACTGATCCATTCCATGTGAGGATGTGAATACAATTTGTGGTTGATACAAGAAAGCGTTTACTGAGCCATCTAATAGATATACGGCATTCTCATCTTGAGTTAATAGTGTGCCATTCTCAACTGCATATGCAGGAGAAATGAACATAACAATTGATGTAGCAATTGATGCTACTAAGCGATATTTAATCATATTTACATTATATCCTAGTTGACTAGGAATTGTCAATAGTTAAGAAGATAGTCCTTTAAATGAATGGCATTCACATACGCCTACTACATCATATGTTTGATCTATTTCAGCAAGGTCATTGTACTTAGCTATGTTATTACAGTAATGGCATTTTTCGGCCTGTTCCGCCTTTTCTAGATATGATTCTAGGTTATCTAGTATACCCATATTACTTGTTCCTTGGTATTAGCTTCTGTGGGCCTTCTGTGCCGAATAAAGACTTCTTTACTGGTACGCAGTTAGGGACTTTTCTTCCGCCCTTATCTTTCATACCAACCTGCTTATATCCGCTCCAGCAAGCTTTCTCAATATTATCCCACTTATCTTCATCTGGGTTCTCTGACTCATACCCCTTTGAGATCTCTTCATCTGTTAATTCAATGTTATCCATATTTATATTTTACCATATCTCTCATCATCTGCAAGTATCTCCATAAGCAATCCTTGAGGTACATCGTGGCCAGCTTTAATATGTTCTCTAACGTGTGCTATTAAGTGACCATCATCGTGGATCTCTTCTGACATTGAGAATAAAGAATATTCATCTGATCCTTCATTTAGCCAGCATGCTGCACATTCAATCCATCCACCTACATGGGAATAAATATATATATCTGAATTAGAGAATCTGCTGTATGCCATTAAATTGCCCCTTACTTGAATATTTTCTTACTCCAAAATTTCTGTTTGTAATTAGTATCGTGATCAAGGTCTACAACTCTGTATTTTGTATCCATCTCTTGCCTATGAATTGCTGTTTCTTCTTCATCATAAAATATGTTCTCATGCTGCCAAGCTTCGTTCTTAAATGGAATAATCTGGATAAATGGTGTGCCAGCCTCTATTATACCCTCAAAGTCGTCTTTAATAAAGAAGGGTATCTGACCTCCATTTATATACCCGCTGCAGTCAATTATGCCAGATATTGTTATAAAAGGTAGATCAAACCTATTTATTGGGTGTGCAAACAGTGCTATGTAACCATCTGGAAGCTCTGGAAACCAGTTAACATTCCAGACAAGGTGAACTAGGCTGTATCCTTTGGGTGTTGGGAAACCCTCGTTTGCCCCTCTTACAAAACAAAACTCACCCTTCTTTCCATTAACGCCAGTAGTGAATGCATCATCAAGGACTACTGAAATTAAACCATCTGTTTGTTTTATCTCTATATCACATGGGGTTGACAGTATGTATCCAGAAGATAGCGAATCTAATAATGCTGGACAAGTTTTATATGTGCGTTGTCTAATTAATTTCGTTGAACCATCTTTAGTCTTATAAAACTCTATGGCCTTGTTATTTTTACCATCAGTAATGTATTTATCTTTAGATAAGTACCAATCTGGTATAAAGTTTTTTGATGGTTGTGGGCTATGCATTGAAACAGAGTTATTACTGTTAGATTTAGAATGAAACTTTATTTTGTTTTTCATAAATGTATTTTGTTTACTGGTTCTTTAGACCAGTGTATATAGGATCTAATATAGACAACTGCGTATGCTACAGCTGCAAAAATAAACCCATACTGCTTAGTTGTAACTGCATAAACAATCCACAAGAACTCATTAAATAACAATAGGAGCCAGGCCCATATGACCTTTCGTCCTACAAAAAATATTCCTGTTACACCAATAGCTGCTAATAGCCAAGACCACCACATATTATACCCTTATCGTTAGATATCTATTATACCATTAGTTGTGTCAACGTAGTTGACTGGAAGCTCTCTATTTTCGGCGGGCTCACTAATTGGGATCTTATTTTCATGATATTGTAAATGAAAATCTAATAATTGATGTGTAGTTGCACAAAAACATATTGGGCAATGTGTAATCCATTGAGATTTATCTGACCATTGTTTAGGCATTAAGCTCCAGGTGAAGGAATCGGACCTTCATTATCGGTTTCGGAAACCGCTCTACGACCATTATAGGAACCTGAAATTCTAATTACTATCTGCCTTACTTAACCATTGATCTTCCCATAAACCTATTAGAGATTTATTTCCAACATCATCAAAGTAGTAACGCTTGGCGTTACTATCATAGTTCCAGCCATACCACGTGTCACCTTCCATCCAGCTAGAAGATGCTATTTTCATTCCTTCTGGATCATTAATAATTGTATCCAGATGATCATAGAGATGAACTTCATCAACGATATATTCTCTTAGGCTCGTCCAGCTAAATATACGCCTTGCTAACCATTCAATCATCTTTTGGATCCTTTTCCCATGTTAGTTTTCCATCTTTATAAACTGGCCAATATCCTAATGGACGCCAATCCATTTTCATTATCTTTGGTTCTTTCATACCGCCACCTGTATTGGAATCATTGCCCCGCATCTTTCACAATACTGATATGTTGATCCAGTATATGGGCACGTCCCTGCTTCTACGAGTGTGTGCTTCTTTATGATGCATATAATCTTATTTATCATTGCCTTTATACTTTTATTGCCAGGACACTTTTTGTATTTAAAAGTAAATACTTTTCTCCGCTTTCGTCTTCAATGTCTATACCGCTGTTTTGGTTGTAGTAAACGTTGTTACCAATTGCTAATCCCTTGATTGGTATAAGCTCACCTTTATAGTTATGCTCACCATCCCCAAGGTCAACAATGTTGCCAACTCTTAAGGCGGAATCATTAAGTGAAGCCATTAGAACTATACCAGATGATGTAGTCCTATCTTCAACCCTATTCTCTTTAATTAATAATAAGTTTCCATACGGCTTAATCATTTCTATTCCTCAAAATCTCTTTGTGACTCCCAAAATTTATCACGCTTATACTTATCGTGAATTTTAGTTGCATCTATAGCATTTCTCATATCTCTATAAGCAGTAAAGGTAAAATACCCAATGAGCGGTAGTAAAATTAATGTAAATAAAGTTTTCATGATTTAATTATACAATATCTACTGGTTCATGTCAATAGTCGGTGTTGGAGTAACATAATTTTTTAAAACAAATTCTATTTCATCTTCGTCATATAATGCATTTATTTCTTTCAGTGATATTGAGGGCCGATTAGCTAAAGATGATTCTGTTATTTGATTAAGCAATATGCTATCTTTTGTATTATTTACATTGTTATTACTAAAACTAATGATGGAGTGTGTGGCCCCGCTCATGTAATTTGAATAAATTTCTTTTGAACCATCTATGCTTATTGAAACTTTTATATGATTTTTAATATGTTTCGGGTTCCATGACAAGTACGAATCTCCCAATGATTTTGCTTCCACATGTAAGCAGTCTTCAAACTTACATCTTTTATTTGGGCACCACAAATTGTCCCTAAAAATTTTTATGTCAAATCTATGCCATTCGTTATCATACTGAAATAAATTACGAACATTAGTATTATTAATGTGAAAGTCTTTAAAATGTAATAAAACATCTTTACCATTTAAAACTATTGAGGCAAAGGATTTAGCAGTTTCTTTTTCTATAATTTCTTTTTTATTACTGGTAAAGAAATCAATATCGACGACTGCTGCGTACTCTAAAGGATCATTGTGAACCTTTAAGTAAAAACTTAAGTGTACATCTTTATTTAACCAAATAAGCTCGCTTACTGGAACAGGTGTTACACTGTATCCAATTAAATCAATCTGATTTTTATCTACAATCATTTATTTTGCAGAATAAACTGTTCCGTCATAACCAGTAATGGTAGTGTTATTGGCATTAGCCCAACTTTGAAATAAAGCTGGCAACGCTGGATCGTCAGAATTACTTCCAAACAAAGTTCTTGGATCGTACACTATAGGGTTATCTCTGAATATGTCTCTTTCTTGACCGATTGATACCCAATTTGGCAAAGTCATCCTTATCCCGCTAATTATTCTAGTAACTTCATGCAAATAGGAAGATGGGAAAAAAACTGCACTATACTTTTTAGGCTTATATGTTAAATCAACATCTCCAAACTTTAAGTAGCCTCCTTCATAATCTTCATTTAGGTATATAACTGAGCTCATGTACAGGTGTGTGGCATACTTATGATCATCTGGGTGCATAGGAAGTATAGTTTTTGGTCCCAGCCTTGTCATCCAAAAAGCTGAGGTGCATAGGTCTTCCTGCCCACTAATATCTTTAAACTCGGCCATTGTTCTTTTTGAAATATTTTTTATAGCATCTAGTATCTCTTCATGTTTTTTTAAAGGTACGAGCTCTGGTATGTTAGCCTCGCTTCTAATTTTTCCCCTTACCTCACCTTTTGTTAAGGGAAACTTAGATTTATCATCTTTATTTTTATTTATGTAATCTATAAAAAAGTTGGCTTCATCTTCTGATATAAAATTTTCAACAATTCTTATTTTTTTATCTAATTCAGGACTATACACCTTAAAAGAATACTCTGGTAATATGTCTACAAGCAGATGTATTCTATCTTCTTCGCCATCATTTTTAACAGAATGGTATTTTAGATTGTTTATTTCCCAACATTCAGATGCTTTCATGTGTATAGTTTCATTATCAACAGTATATGACACTGAATCGTTTGTTATTAAGGGTATATGGAATCTTCTAACTGTTGACAAATAGTCACCACCGTCCATGTGCACAGCAACATCTTTTTTAGATCCAAGCTTTATCAAAAGAACCCTTGCCGCTTTTCCAACAATCTCTTCCTCAAGATTTTTTATTATGTGAGATATTGATTCTAAGCACTTTTTATCTTTTGCCTCAGATTTAATTGGCTGACCAAATACCCAATCTAGCGGGTGGTCCTGTATAATATATGTATTTGTATGCAAGTGCGGATTAACTCTATTATCGTATACCTCATTTTGTCTTGAAGTGTATATATTCCACTCGTCTATAAATGAATTAGTTATATCTAAAATATTGCTTACATCGTAAAATCCTGCAAGCCTAAAATTGAAATCTTCTAGCTCTTTCATTGGTCTATTGGGACTTACACTAATCATCTTTTTCTTGCTCCCTTACAAAATTATAAACAGCATAGTCTATGCTATTTAAATATAAAATGCTAGAAATCTCTTCTTCGGTAAGCAAATCTATTAAATCTTTAGATGAATACTCTACGCCGTTATGAGTGGATAGGCTTTCATTTGTTTTTTCATTTTGATTAAATTTTATTTGCAACCCATGGTTTAATAAAAACCATTTAGATATGCTATTTAAAAATAAATCTAATCTGTCTACAGTATTTTTTATTTTAAAATTAGATATATTCTTAATAGCTAAATCCAATGATGTATTTTCATTACCAACAAACCAGTCAAAAGCAAGCCCTTCTTGATATTTTTTAAAAATGTCAGGTGAATGAATTTCAAAAAATGCTTTTCTGTCCCAGGATCTTTCATCGGAAGGATTGCATAAAAATCTGCTTTGATAATTGTTGTGAATTAAAAAATTTTTATCTTCAAATAAATAATACAGGAACTTTTCACGCATTGTACCAAGATCAATATATTCTTTTCTTGTGTCTAAATACATATGATATATAAAATTAAAATAGCTTGCCCTTGCATCAATTGGATTTCTAACAACTGTAGCCACATCAATATCTTTTATATTTTCAGGTATATATGTTCCAGCATGTGCAGATATGTATATTTTATCTTTTATAAACTCTTTGTTATTAGGAAAATGAGTGCTTATATATAAAGATTCTGAATGATTTGGTATAGAGTTTAATATTTCACTAGAAATAAACTTACCAGCAGTTTTTGGAATATGCAAAAAATACAACTGCTTCATAAAACTATTCTGCTATATCTATTAAATTTTCAAAACTCTTATTAAATTTATTTGAAAGAAGCATATCTCTTTTTTCTGCTAATCCACTTTTCATTGACCAAAGTAAATGGCCATCTATATCAACTAGACAGGAAAGCCTGTCTGGGATATCATACTCTATATTTAAATTAGAAAACTTCTTAGATATATCTCTATCGTGATCTAAAAATACATTCCAGGAATCTGGAATATCATTTTCCTTTATCCACTGATCTTTTTCCTCATTAGAATTACAGGTTACTATTACCAATGCTATTCCATCAATCATCTGATAGCCATCTCTTAATTCTTTTACTTCAACAGAGCACATGTCGCTAAGAATATTGGGTATAAAATGAATATTTAAATATTTATAGTCTTCTAAATTTAAATCTTTAAAAAGAAAACTTACAGCTTCTTCAATTAAATCTTCGTCTATCCACCCAGCTGGCTTTAAATCTTCATTCATTTTTAATTCTCCCTTTTATTTTCTTCCATTGTCCAATTTTACCATTAAAAACCTTAGATCTCAATACTTCAGAAAAAGTTTCATGAGGATCTTGGTTTCCAATGTATTCTTGACCAGTTTCCATATCAATAATTTTCCATTTAGCTGGCGCTTTAGTATGTATTATTAAATCTATGGGGTGTGAAAATTCTTCTACTTCTGTTCCGTCTTGAAGTTTTCTAATTTTTTATCCCCTTTATGATTTGGATGATAATCATCTACAATAGATTTAATTCTACCGTCTTTTCTAATTTTTATAATCTTTCCATCTTTTATGATAGTATCATTAAAAGATGGGTGTTTACCAAATTTTTTTGGAGACATTATATTTTTTTCCTGCCCACCTTTTTAGGTGGAACTGCAGGAGTTTCTCTCCTTATGCCATGTTTATTAACATCCACTTTCATTGGAGGTCTTTTTTCATGAATACCAGATTTAAATTTACCCTGAGAAGGATTTTTTTTAGTTGCCTCTCCAGAGTTTACAACATTTTCTGACACTATGCACCTTTAATTTGTGATATAGTCACAACATTGTTACTAGCTGGTGATGGACCTGATTCATTTTGAATCTGCTCATCTTTTCCACATGAACAATCTTTACACATTATTGATTCCTTTGATCTGATACATCCTGGATGCTAACTTCTTTAACTCCAGTTTCACTTCCTACGCTTTCGCAACCGCACTCAAAGCACATGTTACTTAGGTCCCTGAGCCTGCGCTTGGTTTGAAACGTCTGTTGATGGGAATGCTGCCTTTGGATCAGCTGCATACTGCTCGTTATTGCCCCATACGGTTGAATCGTTTACCTTTGGTGATGTAAATCCGTTTAAATCTTTTCCGTCTGACATGTTATTACTCCTATAGGTTATTTATTTAAGCGGGACTAGTATTCCGCTTATAGAACTATTATAGCATTTAGTTGATTAGGACTTATATTGCTCATGCCAGCAATCATCACATATATCAATTATTGGGCCAGATTGGTGCCCTGAAAGTCTTGTTGCTTTTTTCCCACAGCCTTTTATTTCACAAAATCCACTAAACATGCATATTCAACCTATCAGCTTCTTATCTTTTTTAAGACTCTGTCTGAGTCAAAACCTTCAAATGCGTACTCTTTTGATAACGTAGACCAAAAGACTATTGCGTCCCTAGTTCCATCAATTACCACCTTACCTCCGTGCAACTTATTAGCTGGGAATATAACAATATCTCCAGCTACAGGCTTATAGGAAAATCCTCCTAATGAGTCTTCATAAATAGGAAATGGAACCAGCAATCCTTTAGAGTAATCCATCTTTATATCTTTTTCGGTAAACTCGTGGCTATCAACAAATGTTATCTCTCCACCCTCATAATCATCATTTAAATACATTACTCCAGAATAAACTAAATCACTAAAGTCTTCATGGATGTCTGCGTGAATTCTTATTTGAATATCTTTGCTCAATCTAGTAATAGATACGCCATAAAAATAAACCTCTCTATCGTCAGAAAAAAGATCTTTAGATAGGTTTAAAAATTTTTCAGAATGTTTATACACTATGTCTTCTAGCTCTTTAAATAATGATGCTGGCTTCTCGTCTGGGAAAACAGCTCTCACTGCTAATCCTTTATTGAATGCTAACCCAACCCTATGTCTAAACAAGGTCTGATCTTCCCAATTGTTGTCTATGTATTTTCTAAATATATCAATATCTTCTTTAGATATAAAATTATTAATTATCTTTACATCATCCATTAAAAATCTCCATATTTTTCTTTATAAATTCATGAACCCTATAAACTTCAGGGTCAAATGGTAGTCCAGTAACCATTATATCAGTTACTCCATTTTTTTTCAGATCAATTAGCTTTTCCAATAAAGTCTTTTCTGAATAAAAATAGCACCACTTTAGCTTGTCCCCATCATAATTTGCATGCTTTACTTCATTAGCTTCTTCATCTGTATCTCTAATACATATCTGTAGACTTACACACCTGGTATCAAATTGAGATAGGAACTCTTTATTTTCCATATAATAATCAACCATTACCATGGCACCGCCATTAAATTTTTTGCAGTTTTCAAATGTGGCTTTTGAAGTTCCGCTCATAAACATCTTCGGAATGCGGCCTTTTAAAATTTCCAAGTTAACGAATTTTTCTAACCATAACCCAGTGTATTTAACTCTATCCTGGGATGTGGCCAACATAGTAGAATCAACCATATCCTCTACACTAGTTTCATTTGCATGTAGGTCCCCAGCAACTATATTAAACATAATCTTATCTTTTGCAATCTCTTCAAAGCCTTTTACCATAAGCCCAAGGTACTCTGGGCTTATGGCATAGGTTCTCATTGCTATAATATATTTTAACGCTATGCTTGGGTCTATTGCCCTAGCAAGCTTAATAAACATGTCATTTTCTCTTGAATGGTAAGTTAACATGCATGAGTTATACCCAAAGCTATTAATATAGTTAAAAGCTTTTTTTAAACCATCTGGGCTTGTATCTTCATGCCTGATCATCCAATGAAATTTCATTGTTTAATTATTTGATCTTCCTGAGCCAGCGATTATTCCAAATTCTTTCAAATATAAAGTATCCAACAATTTCCCAAGCAACGTATACTAGAAAACCTATAGTTATGGGCTCTAAGTATTCGTTTTCCCATTCACCAGTAATAACATATATTAAATACGAGAATAGTAAGCTAGCAACACCTACGTGAAATGCAGTATAGCTTATTGCCTTAATAGAACTTCTCTTTTTAGATTCCATTATAGTACTGCAGATCCTTTTCCTCCGCCTGAAGACTTCTTGGCTGGTGCCTTCTTGGCTGGTGCCTTCTTGGCTGGTGCCTTCTTGGCTGGTGCCTTCTTGGCTGGTGCCTTCTTGGCTGGTGCCTTCTTGGCAGCTTTCTTAATAACAACAGTGTCAATTTTTTCAAACACAACTTCTTTTGGTGTGACACCGAGCCAACCCAGAATATTTATTTTTAATTTAGTTAACATGATTCCTCTTTTTCTTTTAATTTTCTAAGTACGAGAGCTAAAACATCTTTAGGTCTCCAGTCTGGCGGAAATTCTAAATTTTCTATTTCATTAATTAATTCGTTTAAAACTTTTTTTTTAATTGTGTGAAAATGATCCCATTCCATAATATCTATTTTATCATAATAGTAGTAATGGGGCAGGCACGTGCACCTGCCCCATTATTTAACTAATTACTTTAGGTAAGTAACCTTTGCATTTGGATTCTTTGCATTCCACTTCTTTGCAAGTGCATTGAAAGCGGTCTTGATTGACTTAAGTGCAGCAGCATTATCTGCTGTTAGCTTAGCGATGGTTGCATCCTTAGCAAGTACAACTGCATCCGAAGCAGCCTTTGCATCAGCAAGTGCCTTAGCAGAAGCAGCCTTCTCGGCAGCAAGTGCAGTTGCAGAAGCAGCCTTCTCTGCTGCGAGAGCAGCATCTGAAGCAGCCTTAGCAGCAACAGCATCTGAAGCAGCCTTTACGACTGCAGCATCTGAGATTGCCTTAGCAGCAAGTGCTGCATCCTTAGCAGCAGTTTGTGCTGCAAGTTCTGATACTAGATCACGAACTGTTACCTCAGCAAATGGTGCAAGTGTGCGAGCAGTTAGGCCAACGACATCTGCTGAATTTGCGTCAGTTGATGTAGTTGGAGCAAACATAATTAGTGCTCGTGTTCCAGTTGTTGGAAGTGTTGCGGTAAACTTTGCAACTCCAAAGTCTGAAAGTGTAGCACCAGTTGTTGCTGTTGCTGAATCTAGTGTTGCTGTAGCAGCAAATACTGTTGCAGTAAGAGACTTAGCAGAAACCTTGTTTCCAAATACGTCTGTTGCTGTGACTAGAATATCCTGCTTTGTTCCTGCAGCACCAGATGCTGGAGCAGAAACTGTTAGGTTATTAATCTTACCAGCAGTTCCCTGTACGTAGTATGTAAGTTGTGTTCCACCATTGGTAATTACAACTGTACCGATTGCTGTTGTCTTTGTGTAGACATAGAATGTTGCAGTTGTTCCTGTACCAGTTGCAATGCTTAGGCTTGAAGAGCCTGATGCCGATGTTACTGGTGCAGCGGTTGTGTGTAGTGCAGAAACGATTGTTGCGTTTGTTGTTACTACAGAAACGACTGTTCCTGTGTCAACTGTTGCGACGAACTTAAGTGCGTCAGCAGCGTCAACTGTGTTGTCTGCTGGGACTGGCAATGATGCAGGTGTTGCGATTGCTGAGGCAGTTGTGTTAGCCGTTCCAGCGAGATCGACAGCGACTGTCATTACAGCAGCACTTGCAGGTGTTGCTACCATTGTGCCCAAAGTCATGGCTGCAACCATGGCTAGTGCGATTTTCTTAAATGAGTTCATTTAATTTATTCTCCTTATTTCCTCTGTAACCTTTGCGATTACAGAAATTTAATGTAGTGCATTTATTTTTACATGGAAAGAGCAGGGATCTCCTCCTTCTTCCCATTCTTGCATTTCTTCATCCGTTAAAGGCGGACCATCGTGTGTATCGCAAAATACATCCGAAACCCAACCCTTACGATATCCAAATTTAATCCAGAAATTAAATAGTTTCATTTTCATTCTGAGATCCATTCTGAAAGCTCTTCCAGCATAATATGCTTAGGTTTTGCACCAGTAATAGTTTTAACTGGCTTTCCAGATCTAAATAGTACCATGTATGGGATTGAGGTTATTGAGTATTCCGCTGATTTGATAGGATTCTCATCAACATTTAACTTTCCAACCCATAATCCACTCTCTGAAGATATCTCATCTAATATTGGAGACACCTTTTTGCATGGGCCACACCAGGGTGCCCAAAAATCGATAAGTATAGTTTTATGACTAGATACTACGCTATCGAAATTCTCATCAGTTACTATCATATAAGTATAATACTAAATTTCAGAGCCTTTGTCAACAGATTTCAGATTTTCTGCTTCTGCATTAAATTTATCCATAAACTTTTGTACTACAAAGAATGTTGTCTCTGAAGCATTTTTTGCCATTGCCTTAGAAGATTCTTCTGTTCTCTGTTCGGCTGGAACTGAGTTGTACCACAACTGATATAGCTCTGTTGCAACATCTTCAACTATTGCTTGCATTACGGTTACATTTTTATCCATTGATAGCCTTTCTTAGATTAAATAAATAAACCCTTTGTTTTGCTGAATTAACCACTATATCAGAAGATGATTTCATCAACGTAATTATCTGTACAGAAGAAAAGTTTGGCTTTGCAGCCTTTAAAGCCACATATTTTGCGGCAATAACTTGAGTTGAAACAGAAGTTCCAATAGAAATTCCATTTATATTACCAGGGTAAATAGACTTACTATTCCATTCCCCCCAGATATCAACAAGATTTTTGTCATAATTACTTTGTATGTTAAGCTTTGGCTTAATTGATTTTCCTATTTCATCATTAACAAAAACTCCACCAACTGCAATGGACTGACTTATGCACGATGGCCATTCAATTTTGTTTTTCATTCTAGGATCTGCACCACTGTTTCCAGATGGAAAGAATACTGGAATACCAGAGTTGCTCAAATCAGTAACTACTTTATCTAAAGGTGTTACTGCACAATAGCTTGAGTTTGATGGCTTATTAATAACAGGCCCAGATGCTCCCTGCGATGCAGATACCGCAACTATGTTATATTTTTCCCTATTAACACTAACCCAATTTAATGCATTTACTAAAGTACTAATCCCAGTTCTTTCTCTTTCTCCTGATGAAGTGTTCCCAAAGATTCTAACAAAAACTATATTTAAATCTGGGTTACTTTGCAATGCTACTGAAGCCATTTGAGTACCGTGACTAAAGTTTATATTAGAAAGAATGTTCATTGGAAGAGTGGTGGACCCTTCGCCTTCCATAAAAGAACTACCATTGGGACAAGATGGCCAATCAAGTATGCAAACTTCTCCAGATAATCTTGATTTAATTAATGGTATTGATGTATCCAAGGCGGTGTCTAAAATGGCTAGAGTTGGAACTAAAGTCCGTGTCTTTAAATTTGCCTGTGCAGGCGTTGCCATAATTGAAATTGAAACGGAAATAAGACCAACTGCAATTAGTTTTTTCATAAGACTAATTTTACTAAATAAAGTGCTGCTTGTCAATAGTTTTTAGTTTTGTGTTGGGTTCTTGCGTGGATACCATTTACCAGAATCCATATTTTTAAGCTCAGCTGCCTGAGTTTGTGTGTTAATAATATTACTCATGATTTCGTGCATTATATCTAATTCAATTCTAAGCTTATATAGTTCAAGTTCTAACAAATCTATTCTTCTTTGTGATCTCATTCTTCTTCTTCTCTATCAAGTGGCGTTGGTGCAGTTGCCAGTGTGCCACAATTAGCACACTCCATATCTAAAAAATAAGTTGCAATTTCGCAATTATCAAAAATAACTTTAAGGTTCCATATTTCACAACCACATGGGCATACATGTGTTGGTACACCTCTTACGTCCATTGACTGAGAGTAATCTGGTCTTAGGTCATTGATGTCCATTGTCTAAGTATACACTAAACTTGAATGTATGTATAGGGGGCTGCCACGCTCATATTAAACTCAGTTGCTGCTTCTAATGCTGCTTTTAATCTAAGTCTAGGGTTCTTTTGATTTTTTGTTGCATGCAGTGCTCCAAGTGCTATCTGTCCGCCGCTTCCTTCTGCCATGTAGTTTACAATATTTTCTCCAACATGAAAGTCTTCATCTATAGTAAAGATTCTACCTTCAAGACCAACTATAAAAATACCACCAGTATCTTCTTCTGAAGATGACCCAATGCTTCCATACCCATGCTCTTTAAACGCAAGCTTAACTGAATCAACAAACTTAGTTCTCATAAACTTATCTAAACCAGAATTAGTTTTTGTTGGTGTATATTTTGGAGGCGTCCACATGTACTGAAGAATTTGCCCCATGCGAAATGAATCTGTAAATGCAATAGCATACTGACCAACTTTAAAACACTTTGGTTCTTTTCTTGATAGTATCCATCCAGTTTTATCATCTGATGCAGCATGATCTGATGCCATATAAACGACACCACCTTGGGCAATTGCAACAATACAAGTCATAATACTATTGTACTATTTTAATTATTCTGTGTCCAGGATCTCATGATATTCTAAGTGATTTAATTGGCTGATTACACTATCTAATTCAGATTTCATTTCAATTAAATCCTGGATAGCTTTATAATATTTGTCTTTCCACTCAGTTAATTCTTTTTCTAATTGATATAACTCAATTTTAAGGTCTTTCATATCTAATCTAAGCTGGTCTTTTTCTTTTTCTTCCCGCCTATTTCTTTCCTTTTTGGCGTCTCTAACTCCAGCAACTATTGCAGTTCCAAAACCGCTGAGGGTGGCTGCTAATATTGATATTAATATTGTTATATATGATATTTCCATTATATATCATATTATACCTTATAATTAGTTTAAACTAATAGCTCTGAAGCTGAAATTTCTGCACCAACATATCTTTTTTTCTGTATAAAATCTTTAACATGCTCGTGACCATTTTGTCTGCCAGCAATTAATACTACCCATCTAGGCTCAAACTTGTTGTCTATACATGTCTGACATAAGAACAAATTGATTGTCAATAATGATGATTTTTTTAAGTTCAGACTGTTCTTTGTTTTGTTACATGAATAACAAAATATCTTTTCACTCATTCAAAAACCTCTTCGCATTCTGTTGCTTTAAAAAAACGACTTACATCAAACCTGATGTTGTCTCTTGAAAATAGTCCAGCAAAATCTTTAACAATCTGCTGGTAGTTATCATACTCCATCGTATCCTTATATTTTAGCATAATCTTTGCAGCTTGAATATAGTCTTCTTTAATAAAAGTACAGTCGCCGCTGGATCCTCCAATATGAACTCTTCTTAATACCTTTTCTGACATAAATCCACCTGGTTGATATAAGCGAACAGTAAGGTAGTCCTTTGCAAATCCCCAGTCAGTGTATGAGTTATAAACGTTTACAGCGTCAACCGCATTGTTAAACTCACGGATCGATCTAACTGGCTGTTCCCCGTCTCTTGCAATTGTCAACATGTACTTATCAAACTGGTTTTTACTAGCCTCTACAAATTCATCTACAACTTGAAAGTGTGTCTTATTAAGCTGCTGCTCGCTGGCCGTCCGATAATCCTCTAGATATTGTTTTTGGTTACCCATGTGGTTTTCCTTCTAACTCGACTCTAACGCCGTAAGATTCAAGGAGCTTCTTTGCCCTTGAAACATAATCAATAACCTTTTCTTTTTCAATTCCATCAAATTGAATAAAGTTATCTTCATACAATCTTAATGCTAAAAACTCTGGATACTGAACAACATCCATTAATAAAAACATTGGCTTCTTAAGCTCTCTTAATCTATTTTTCATTTCTAGATTGTAAAAAACTGGTTTGTTTGGCTCACCAGTCCATTGGTTCATTCCATATTTAAAATGCTTATTGTCATACACATTAGACATTTTGTTTTGCTCTAATCTGTTTCCATATATCTTTTGTCTTATGAACATTTTTCATTTTATCAATTAATCCTGAAGATAAATATACTCCGCCCCAAACACCGTACTCATTATTTTCAATCCCAGACTTGTGGCATATTTTCATAACTGGGCAAGACAGGCAGCATTGATCTATAGCCTTTGCCATATTTATATCAGATTCGTATTTATCAAAAAATAGATTAGTGTCCATGCCGCTACATGCAGCCAGGTGCCACCATCTAATTGACTGTTCGTCTGAATCTAATTCATTTAAAATATTTGACATACTTTGTTGGCAATACCCAAACTCCATCTTTATTAACAGCAAATTTGCTACTAATGCCCCAATTGTTTTTTCTATATTCTCCATTTACATTAAAAAACCCAGAAGAATTTTTTTGCCAGAGAATAACATCATAATTATTCCATCTAATCTCTATGCTATTTGATTCAGCCCTCTTTTTTAAAACATTTATTCCAGATTCATTAAGGCATATCACTAAATTGCTCCTCCAGAATTAATGTGTCTCAGATGAATTTTATCAACTGTTAAATATTTTGGTGACTCACAAATAAATTTAATAACACTAAAGATATCTTCAGGTGTCATTGATGAATCTTCCATATTTTCTTTTTTAAAGCTATTTACTGTAGAAATTATTAAATCTGTACTACGTATAGAATAGATCTTCTTTGATAAAAAGTCAAGCATTTTGCCCTCTGAATTTTTAGCTAAATGATAAGGTAGGCCAACATTATCAAGTCCAGTATAACCAGCCACAGAAGTTAATGTAAATATTATTGGGCTTTCAGATTTCTTCATTTTGGGAATAATTGTTTTAATGACTTCAAAAGTTCCAAATACATTTAAATTAAAAGATTCTTTAAACTCTTTTACATCAAAGCCAACAAATCCTTCTTTCTTGGGTCCAGTAAAATCACCGCCAGCAGAATTTATTAATACATCTACGCCTAATTCTCCAATTACGCTATTTAATATTTCTGAGCAGTTTGATGAGGTTATATCGATAACAACTGGGATAATATTATCCCCGCCTTCATTTACTAATTGTTCTAAAAGCGTTTTCCTTCTAGCGCAAGCAAAAACCTTGTACCCAAGTTTTGCAAATCCTAGGGCTGCGGCCCTACCAATACCAAAACTTGCTCCAGTTACAACAACAACTTTAATTTTTTAGCCTAACTCTTTTGTTTTACAGTCAATATCTTAACAGATTTGACTTCATCATCAACACCAAATATGTCTGATACATATTCCTTTGCGTCCTCTTCATCAAAAGCTTCAACCTCTACTGAGATTTCTAGCTTAATCAAATATTTATTCATTTACTTTGATACAGTGTATCCGTTTTTAGTTAATAAATCAATTGCCGCTTTAACTTTAGGATCTACCTTTGCTGGTATCTTTTGTGATGTAGATGGCTTTGATGAAGGCTTTGTTTCAATCTTTGCTGATCCACCAAACTTTGGTCTTCCAAATCCTACGATTGAAATAAGAACACCAGCTTTATTTTTCTTGTAAGCACGAAGTTGTTTGCAAACTTCTCCGCCATTTCTTTGGCTTCCAGACTTTTTTGAAGATGTGTTTCCTTCTATACACCAAACAGTTCCATCCTCATTGTCTTTAACAACAATACCTACATGAGAAATTCTATCGACGCCATCTGAAGGGAAATCAAAATACGCTATATCTCCTGGCTCTGGATCTGCAACATCTACATCAATCCAAGCACCAGCTTTTTTAAATGCTGCTGCACCTCCTGGTGTGTAAACAGTATTAGGAATCTTTACGCCAGATTCTGACCCGCACCAGTTTACGAAACTTCCGCACCATGGTTGGAAGTTTGCTTTCATAAAAGCACCGTATTTAGTTTCGTTGTCTTTAGGACCTTCAATAGTTCCTAGCTCTGCTGTAGCAACTTCTATTAGACGAGCTGCTGTACCTTGTTCTGCCATTAGTCTTTATCCCAATCTAGATCAACTGGTTGCTCTTCTGGCATTGCTCCATCTGGCTTTGCTGCCAAACGAGCTGCAGTTGCATCAATTTCTGCTTCTAATTTTTTATCTGCCTGTGTATTTTTTGCATCTACTTCTTTATTTTGTATCTGTGCTGCCATAATATCTTTAGCGCCTGAGTTACCAATTAGAATTCCTGCAAGTGTTCCTGTAATAAATGTTGCAATGCTACCTAGAACATTGAAAAACATTTTGTCATTTTCTGACTGAGCTCCAATAGGTTGTGTTACAAACAACAGCCCATAGATAATTCCAAGAGCTGTCATAAAAAGAATACTTCCAAGAGTTATTCCTAGAATAAACTTTAATCGAGCATCTAAGTCTGCGGGCGTTAGTTTTTGTTTAGCCATTTGTTATTTCCTGTTCTGGTGTGTTAGGTGTAATTTTTATTACATCTTTTGTGCAAGTCTGCGTAGCTTCGCATTCTGGAGGATTACATTCTGCAATTTCCCAATTTTTAGGATCTTGGCATGGATATCGGTATCTATTTAAAGATTCTGGTGAACATGCACTTAATGATATCATTAGTAAGCCTGCTAAAGCAATAGAAAATATTTTCCTCATAGTACAATTATACACTATTTATCGTCTTTTCTAAGTGGTATAGTTACTAGCCAAATTACAGTAGTTATTAATACTGCTATACCAACGATATCTCTAGCTGAGCCAGTCAAAGTTAACCATGCAATAAAGAATCCAAGGAGGGTGAATGCCTGGGCAATTAGCTCCATTCCTGCATCTTTAAACCACTTAGCCAAGCCCCTAATAGCCTTGCCTATTAGATTAAATGCCTTTTTGATTATTTTCATTTATTCCTCCTTATCATTGCCCCTGCAATTTGTGATGCAATGACCACTGGGACAATTACTTCCTGTGCTTTTTCTCTCTGATCATCTGTCATATCCATACCTAATTCAGAGAAATTAGATAGGAGTTCTGTAACATCCACTTCAAATACCGCTCCAAGTGGGTCTGCTAAGAATGCTTCTGTTTGTACTTCTGTTACCGCATCTGCTAATGTAAATGGCATTGGAGTTTCTCCTGCCTCCGCCTCTCTATCTGTAAACTCAACGAATGCTTCTGCCAGTGCTGGGTTAGACTTCATCTGCTCAGCAATTTGTGCAACCTCTGAAGGCTTAATGCCAAGGTCTTCTGCAACCTCAGCCTTTGCTTCTTGAGTCAAGGATCTAAGTGTTTGGCTAACTGCTGTTACTTGTTCAGGGGAAAGAGTAACTAACTTATTATCTATGCTTGTAAGGTTAGCAATAACATTAGATAGATCCTCTTCCGTTCCCGTTCCTTTTTCAGGAACAAGTGCTGCTAATACTTCATCAGTAATTTCTACATCTGGTTCATTCCAGGGGTTTTCTTCTGGCGTTGGTTCTGGTCCAGGTTCTGGAGATGGTTCTGGGGCAGGCTCCTCAGTTGGTTCTGGGGTAGGTTCAGGTGTTGGTGGCTCCTCTGGGGTAGGCTCAGGTGTAGGCTGGTCTGTAGGGTCCACTGTTGGCTCTGGAGAAGGCTCTGGTGTAGGAGGCTCTTCTGGTGTAGGTTCAGGGCTTGGTTCTGGTGTAGGAGGCTCTTCTGGTGTTGGCTCTGGACTTGGCTCAGGAGTAGGTGGCTCTTCAGCAGTTGGTTCAGGACTTGGCTCTGGGGTAGGCTGATTGGCTGCAGCGTTTGCTGCTGCTTGAGCAATGGCAGATTGAATTTCTCTTTGTGACTGCTCATCATAGTAACGCCATGCGTCATCAATTGCACTGTTAACATTACTAATTGCTTGATTGTATGCGCTGATTGCATTATTTTTATTTTGGAGTGCCGTTGCAACATTTAAAACTGAGTTGTTATATTCATTTGTTTTATTAGTTAGTGTTTGATTGTAACCATTTAATGTTGAAACTGCTTGATTATAAACATTTAGTTTGTCATTATATACATCTTGTGCTGAGTTCTTTGCAGCAAGTGCGTTGTTGTAGGCGTTTGTTTGTTCTTGGGTTGCTCCAGATCCATGAGAAAATGTATTAAGATTGCAACTAAAGTCTTGTCCCCATACTCTTGGGTTGCCAGCATAGTCACAACCTGCACTAGTCCACCCTCCAGGGATTCCCCAGCCAAGAAGGTAGGATCCAGGGCCTCCTCCGTTGTACCACCATATTTCTACATCTAAAGTTTTGTCTTCACTAACATCATATACGGGAGAGTAATCACTCCAAATTGTTCCTTGCTCCACCCAGTTATCAACAGCAAGTTGACCATCGACATACATTCTAAAACCATCATCTGTATAACCTGCAAAATATGTTTGTGTAAACCATGATGGTACTGTTATTTTTCCAGTAAATTTAACTATAAAGTTTTCATATCTATTACCACAAACTGGGCGAGTCATATAGTTTCCATTTAGTGTTCCACTACATAAGAATTCATCTGTGGCTGCAAGGCCATCAACCCTAATTAAACTATAAACATCATATGCCAGACCAGCAGAACCAGCACTGTCTAATGCTTGCTGAGCGTTTGACAGATTGATGTTTGCTACTTCAAGGGCATCGTAGGCATCATTCTTATTGTCTAAAGCAGTGGCTACTGTTACTGTTTGTCCGTCTACTGCTGATTGGGCTAAGTCTTTTTCTTCAAGTGCCGTGGATTCTGCGTCAAGAGAATCATCATATAGGTCAGAGGTTTGAGACTGAGTTGATTGTGCAGATACCGCAAGGGCGTACTTATCTTCTGCCTGTTCAATTAAGGATATGAATTCATCCTTGTATCCAAGGTCATCTATGCTGTTATTTAGCTCTTGAATTTCTTGAGCTGCCAAGCTTAGTGGGTCATCAGAATAAGCGGGGGACATAAAAAGCCATCCAAATGCAAGCATTATGGACGCTGTTATTCTAAATAACTTTTCTCTCTTCAATGATAACTCCTACATAACATATATTGTTACTTAGCAATTATACCGCATTATTATCTCACTATATTATGCTTTTCTATATACGCCAGAAAAGTTAAACTGTATTACGTTTTCGTTTCTTCCTTGTGGTGTCAATTCACTTGCGTTATTTGCAGGAATTTCGTCAGTGTTGTCAGCCAAAGCCTGAACAAGATTTGCTGGCCAAGTTGAATTTATACTTTTATATCCTATTGTTTTTGTGTTTTCTGGTGTTTCTGGCTGTTGATTTAGTGCAGTAAGGAATGCCATTCCAACCAAATCAGCGCTGGTAGGCCATGTTGCTGGATATGGATATCCAGGAACACTATTAATATAGTTTCCAGTTTCTGTTCTTGCGTAAGTTCTTAATATTGCATTTGCATTTAGAAAATGCGATTCATCATCTTGCCAAGTATTTTCTGCCGTCAGAAGGCCGTACTCTGGAGTTGGATCTACATCTGCTAGAACTCTAAACCATCCATGAGCAATGGTTCTATTATAAGCATTTTTAATTGGACTTCCTGTGACGGAATCATTTGCAAAATATGGTGGAAATGGCAATTCAAAAGCCCAAGTTCCTGCAGATCCCCAAGATACTGGATTGCCCATTAACATTCTAAACTCCCAATGAACTAAATCCCCAACACAGTGATAATAACCTATCTTGTTTGCTTCATATCCAGAATTTTGAACTGAAACATCTATTCCACTGTGAAATGCAAACTTAGCATCCCAAGTTCCTGATGTACTTTTTTCTGGGTAGGTGGAGAAAAGTGGTGTTACCATAAAATGCTCCCTGACAAACTATTTTTTACTTAGTTAATTATACCCTACTTAGGATTATATAGCAGTACTATGTTAAACAGTATCTTTTATATCAAATATACAGCTAACACGTGGGCTTGAATTTTCTATTGAATGGATTGTTCCTTTGGGCATAAAAAGAATATCATTTTTTTCCATATCATACTCTGTAAATTTTCTTTCAGACACATCAATAAGCTCGCTATACGGATCAGACTCTAATGATTCATGTATTACATATTTTGATTTGCCAATTACCTGAGTCAACAAAACGTGATGCGAGTCTCTGTGTGGCAGCACGTAATATCCATTTTTTGCCATATTTATTGCAAACTTGTCATAAACGTATCGCCCGATATCTGTTTTTTGAAGAATTTCTTTCATTTCTTTAACCTCATCATACTCTTTTGAATCAAATTTATTGTTTGCTGACAAAAGGTCTAAAGCGTGAAATGTAACAGGCTTATCAAAAGATGTTTTAAGTTTATTTGGCTGTGCCATTTGAAGATCAATCAGATGATCTGGGTCATCCACTACGACGTCTTTTGGCAAAGGGATCTTGGTGTTGTAAGAAATATCAATTGCATCTATTATGTGTTCCCATGTAAAACTATAATCCATGTAAGATTTTATAAAAAGTGGTTTATTTAACTCTATAGATTTTTTTATTAATTTCATAAACTCTTCTATAGTATCTCTTTGCATTCTATCCCCCGTTATCTGTCTTGTAAAATCCACTACCCTTAAATTGTATTCCAAATGGTGTAAAATGTCTAATCATATTAGATTCGCATTCAACACAGGTGTATCCAGGATCACTATCTACAATTGATCTATGTACTGACATTAATGGATGGGCTTCGTCGTATGAGCATTTATATTCGTATACTGGCATTACTTAACCCTATTTAATTCTTTCATAAAACTTTCAGCAATAAAGTTGCTTGCAGCCGAACCATAGTGACTTCCATCCCTTGCAACATGCCAATATGATTCATTGTCATTATTTTCAAACTCTTCATTAAAGTATGCAACATTAAACTCATTACCTTCTTTTTCAAGAACAACATGATAAGGCAATTCTTTGCTCATAGCAAAGAAATTATTAAATGATGAGTTAGAATATAGGCTATTGTCATCAAGCCACCATGTTGTCCACAATAACTTTATACCTGAGAATTTACATATTTCTTCTAGCATTGACAATAACATAAAATTTGTAAGTAGTTTATTCTCGTGTATATATTTATTAGAATAGTAATCTTTATCTTCATCACGAGGATTAGTTAACAAGTAGGGTTGAAATTTTTTTGTTTTTTCTTCAAAACAAATAGTTCTAGAAGATTCTGGTAGGAATAAAAATAAATAATCTGGGATTTTGCCACTTCTTATAAAAGCAATAACATTTTTTATAGTAAGATCAATGCCTCCTCCATTTACACCAACATTATAAAAATCAACGTCTCTGCCTTCATGCAATAATTTTATTTTATTAGATAGCTTTGAATACCATGTATTTTTTTCTGGCAGTCCAACTCCAAGTGTTTGTGAGCATCCACCAAATAATATATTGATGTTATTGTCATTAAATTCGCTAAAGTCTTTTCCCCTAAACCCCTGAGAGTTTATTTGATATTCAAATGCCTCACCGCTGGTTAATGAAGTTTCATAAAAAAATAAAATATCGCTGTAAAAATATCCATCTTTTTTATAAAATTTAATTCCTTTTCTAACATTTTTTGAAATAAAATTATCAGGAGACAAATCTTTTTCTATATGACTGTATTTATTTTTCATAAAGATTATGCTGCATCTTCTTTTAAAAAGAAATCAAATATTATTGAAGCTCTAGGCTCATATATTATAACCTGATGCTTCATTTTAGCAGGAATAAAAACTAAATCGCCTGGATCTATTTGCAAAACAGAACAATTATCATTTTCGTCATAGACTTTCCATTCTATTTTCCCAATACAATGCCAATTAATTACCTCAGTTCCATCAAAATGAATTTCATACTCCTTATCATGCTTAATAAAATTTGTTATTGCAGTTGCATGTATAAATTGCTTATCTTCTTCTAATGATTCATATAGCATTTTTGCTATGTCTTCACAGCCAGGTAGGTAGTTTTCTTTAAAAAAACTCTCATTGTTTTTAAATACATAAGAGTAGTGTGCAAATGCATCTAGTTTGTCATACTGAGAAAAAATTTCAGTCTTGACATCATTATTTGTAAAAAATCTTCTATCCTCATTTTTTTTATTTTCGTAGTTGTTATTATACTTATAGTTTAGGTTATTAATAAAATTATCCCATGACGGCACATCGCTATTAAAATTTTTTATATGCAGAAATGTATTATTTTTTTTAGCAGACTTAATTTGATCTAATACAGAAGTCATTACTTACCGCTTTTCTTCCTAGCTTTTGCTAATGCGTCAAAGTCTTTAATCTTTGTTTCTCCCATATAGCCCCAAGCATGTCCGTCCTCAATCATCTTTTGATTAATAGATTTATCTGATCCGTCCAAGAAAACCCATCCTAAAATGCGACCATACTTTTCAGATGAGTCCATCTTTTCTGTTTTGATAACAACAGATTTAGCTGAGTCAATTGCACTCTTAAGGTAAGCTTTGGCTTCAAGACCTAATGCTTTTTCCATTTTATCTGTTGTACGACTTTCTGGAGTATCTATCCCAGCTAACCTGACTCTTGAAGTAAATGATATATCAAACCCAAGATCAATATCTACATCAATAGTATCTCCGTCTACAACCTTGCTTACTTTCTTTACATAATATTCAAACATTATTTTCTCCCCCATTGTATATAGTTCCATCCACGCTCATGTGCGTAGTAAATAAATACCTTAACTACCGTTTCCCAAAATGCAATTGTAACAGATAGAGAAGCATTTTTTGTAATAGCATAAGCAACTGCTACAGAAGAAAGTGTTCCCCATATGCGATAGCTTAATGCTTTAACAAATGATCTGGCTTTAGTTACTTTCATCTTCTTTTTTCCTATACATCTCTTCTATCATTCTTTCTTCTGCATCTGCAATACCTTTACCGATACTAGATGCCCAATTCACGACGTTTTTCAGTAGCTGAAATAGCATGTATAGTTGCCCCCAAATCTACTTGCTCAATTTTATATCCTACATCACGACCATATACAATATTGGTAATGTTAGGTAGTCTTAATACTAATGCCCCATCCATAAATTCATCTTTGGCAATATATTCCTTTACCTGATCAAACTTAAGTGGATCTTTTTCACTTGTATTATATGTATTACGTACTCCAAGTAGTACTTGATCTGTTCTCTTACCCGCCTCCTTGTAAAGGGCGTGGTGGCCTTCGTGCCAAGGCTGGTACCTACCCAGCATAAGTGTTGTAGGTGCAGACCAATCATGTAGATTAAACTTATTAATTATGTGAGACGCCTTTGCTTCTGCATCTAGGTTATGGCTAATAAATGATACATCAAACTCTGTTGGTCGTTCAAACATTTTATTGGTGTCTTCAAAACGGCCTTCTGCAAGAGTATCCATAAATACAAGTACGTCTGGCTTACCAAAAGCTGATCGTGTTAGTTCCGTTGGGCATACGAAGTCAACAACTACTGGAGCAACACCTTGTTTAGATATTAACCTTGCCATCTCTCCCATGCGTCGAGCCTGCTCAAGCCTGTCGTCTAGACTAAACCCTAAATCAGAATTTACTGTTGCACGAACTTCGTCAGCATTAAGGTGAATAGCATTAATGCGCTCTTTCAAGGCTTTTGCAAGTTCTGTTTTCCCAGAGCCTGGTAATCCAATAATTTGTATAATCATTTTAATCTTTCTGTTAGAAGGGCAGTTTTTGGACATACCCAGGTCTCACGGTTATTTAATTTTTAGAATTTTTGGTTGTTTTTCTTTTGGTAGATTTCTAACTACACGGATATGCAACATGCCATCCTTTAGCTCTACACTAGAAACTTCCATGTATTCACTTAGTTCAAAGATTCTTGTGAACTTACGTGCAGCGATTCCCTTGTGGACAATTTCTGCATCTGTTACCTCTGTAATTTCACCTGTGATCCAAAGACTTCCGTCTTCAATTGACACAGTCAGATCTTCTCTTGTGAATCCAGCAACTGCCAGAGTTAACTGATAGTTATCTTCGTCTAGCTTTAGCAAATCATATGGCGGGAATGCCGTATTGTTTACCTTACTAAGACTATTGAAACGCTCCAACTCTCTGTTGAAGCCAATAAAAAATGGATCCTTAAATAGATCCATAGCAAATTGTGTTACCATTTTATTCCCCTTTCAAGCGAATAGTTTAATTTAGGCCCCGTTTGGCGACCTGTTTTAATTATATCATATTGCTGGGGATATAGGGATCGAACCTATGACCTAGAAATTAACAGTTTCCCGCTCTGCCAGCTGAGCTAATCCCCAAGCGTGTCCCCAGATGGTATCGAACCATCGACCCGCAGATTAAAAGTCTGCTGCTCTACCAGCTGAGCTATAGGAACAATGCTGGCAGTTTTAATTCATACCAAGGAAATCAATTTAAGCTGACAAGATCTTAGACAGCGCATTAATTGTTGCTGCAATTCTTCCGATATCACGTAATTGCTCAACACTATATCCTTCTTCTTTCAATGTATCATAGTGTGCTTTAACACAAAAATGACACTTGCCAACTATTGATGATGCTAATGAGTATGCTTCAAACTTGCCCTTTGTTGTACCGCCGTGAGATGATATAGCATTCATTCTAAGTTGTGCTGGTAATCCTTTAAGATTAGCATCGTCAGCCATTTCAATAAAAGGATACCAGGTATTATTTTGTGCCATTATAGCGCCTGCTGTAAGGGCTGCATTCTTTTCGACTTCATCCGTTGCGCTTGCAACTATAAATGCAAGCAGCTTGGCGTTTCCAGTTGCAAATGCTGCTGAAATTGAAAGGTATGTAGCATGCTCTGGATCAATAGTAGACCTATTAATAACAGCATCCAGGTTTAATTTTATATCTTTAGCATACTCTGGAAGAGATTCTTTAAGTTGGTCTACCCATGTCATTAAAGAGTTTCTCCGCCTAATGACCTATTGCATGCACAAAGCTCTCCTGTTTGCAGTGCATCTAGTATGCGAAGTGTTTCGTCTGGGTTTCTTCCTACATCTAGATTGTTTACAGTTACATGCTGAATAATATTTTCTGGGTCAACAATAAATGTAGCACGGTATGTAACTCCAGAAGAGTGATGTACTCCAAGGTCGCTAGCTAGTTGGTGCGCTGTATCTGCAAATGACCATGAGTTTGTCTTCTTGAGATCATCATGTGCATTTCTCCATGCAATTTTGCAAAATTCATTATCAACAGAACCAGTCATTAGAACTGTATCTCTATCATTAAAATCATTTACTAAAGCATCGTATGCAACAATTTCGGTTGGGCATACAAACGTAAAGTCCTTGGGATAGAAAGCAATAACTTTCCATTTTCCTGGAAAAGATTCCTGCGTAATTATTTCGAAAGAGGATTCATCATACGACAAAGCCCCTGGCTTAACTCCAGTAACAGCAAAGTTACCAAGCTTATCTCCTACGGTTTTCATTTTTCTCCTTATATATAAGTGGTGATACTACGTATCGCACCCCTGGCTGGATTCGAACCAGCGGCCAACAGATTAGAAGTCTGTTGCTCTTCCTCTGAGCTACAGAGGTATAACATCAGTATACTATTTATCTGCGGAATAATCAATAGGTTTATATTTTAAATACTCTAGATAGCATCTTTCAGCCATATGAATATTCCAGTGTATTCCCTTATGCCCACTTTTACGACCATCAGGATTAACAACCACATCTGCCGCATAATCGAAGAGTGGGTGTTCTAAATACTCTGTATGGCATTCGGGGTTCTCTTTAACAAAATTAAAATCATTCATGCTGGTATCAAAAAAGAATCCAGATGTGTGTTCATTTAGCACATCCTCTACTCTATTTGATGCAAACTGTGCCTCCCAACCAGTCCATATTAATTTAATTCCAGCCTCTTTGCAGTATGCATCAAAAATATTAATAAAAGAAAATGTATCTAGGATATAATCCTCTAATGGAGTTACGTCTTCGTAATCATATGGAGCTTTAGCAATTAACTTAAAGCTATCTTTTAAATGCATGGAATTGAATGGACCTGACAGGTTGCTTCTTTTATTTACTGTTTTCCCTGGGACTGAAAATTTTTCAGATCTAGATATTGGAAAACAAGCAAATATGGCATCTGGTTTTCCAAATTGCTTTATATAAGCCATTGCTTTTAATATTGATCCTCTTGCGCTGTCGCCAGGAGTTCCTAAATTTACAACACTTGATCCTAAGAGTTTTTCGAGTTGAGTAGGCCAAGTAAACTCTTCTTCTAAGGAACTTCCAAATGTTTGAGAGCATCCAATTGCTATAAATTTTTCTGTCCCCAAAACTTTTTTTCCTCGATAACCAATTTGATTGTATCTGTATTCTATTTCTTTTTCTTTTCCTTCAAGAATATACTTATGCCTTTTTCTATAATCTTTGTGTACATCAAAATTTTTTTTAACTAGATTCATCTGGTTGATCATTTCATTATCATCATCGATAGATAAATTGTAATCTGGACAGTACATATACCGCTGATTCTCTTTTGCATTTATATCAAAGAGTACGCTTCTACGCAACAAACTTCTAAAAGCTGATATTATTGTAAAAATTATAGGATCTGAATCATAACTAACTTGGATAACATTTTTATTCACCAGTTACTCCCCTAAGAATTTTAAAATTATATTCATTTTCCCAATTAACTATGTCATTTTCGTCATTTAATAAAGGCTGACCCTTTATATTTAAACTTGTGTTTAAAAGTATTGGAACTCCAGTTTGTAAATAAAATTTATTTAAAGCTCTATACAGTCCAGGATTCTGTTCTTTTGTAACAGTTTGAACTCTAGATGTTCCATCAGCATGAACAACGGACGGTATTTTTTCTGGCTGTAAACATTTAACTGTGTATTGCATATAAGGGCTTTCAAAGTCCATATCAAACCATTTAGATGCATGCTCTGACATTACCACAGGTGCAAAGGGCCTGAACATCTCTCTCTGTTTAATTATATTTACCTTGTCTTTAATGTTTGGATCTCTTGGATCTGCAAGAATACTTCTATTCCCTAGGGCTCTTGGTCCGTATTCTGCTCTGCCTGCTGCTACTGCTACTATGCCATCTTTTAATATACCGTCCAGAATTTGCTGAACAGGATACTCTCCCCCAAGATCGTAGCCAAGGTAGGGAGTCTTCCAATCAATATGCTTTCCATATAAAGCTGCCGCAGCACCCAAAGAGCTGCCAGCATCTCCTGGGTTTGGCATAATCCAAATCATGTCAAATATCTTCCACAGAATCGTATTTGCAGAAGAGTTGAGAGCGCAACCACCCATAAAAACTAGATTGTTTTTACCAGTTATAGACTTTGCCATACGCATAAACTGATTTAGTCTTTGCTCGTATACCATTTGAACTGCTGCTGCAATATCAAATCTATCTTGCTCTGTAATTATAATTCCCCAGTCATTAATTCCTTTATGAAAGTTATACTTTTGTTTATCGTATGAAGGAAAATACTCATCTACCTCTTTGTAATATCTTTTCCAATCGCCATAGGCAGCCATTCCCATCATTATGTATTCTTCTTGATTTGGCATAAGGCCAATTAGTTTTGTAAATGCGGAATAAAATAATCCAAAGCTAACTGGGTAGTTTTGCTTATATTTCAATTTAATTTTATTTCCTTCTCCAACCCATATTGTTGAAGTGTTATACTCTCCAATTGCATCTAAAACAACAATTGCGGCATCATTAAATAGGCTTGTGTAATATCCAGCAGATGCATGTGAGTAGTGGTGTTTAAAGTAATGCACTGGAACGTCTATTGGAAAATTTGGCTTCCAGTCGCTGGATCCACCATGCAAAATCATTCTAGATTTTTTAAGCAGGGGCTTTTCGTAGTATGCAATTGCATTTGGCGTACCATAATTTAGTGCATCCAGGATAATATCTTTGTTGTTATACCAATCGTTTTTCTTTTTACTATATCTTTCTGAATGGCCAGCAAACAATATCTCTCCGTCTTTAATTAAAGATACTGATGCATCGTGAGATGTTTCATTTATTCCAAGTATAATCATTAGTAGATAAACTTTTCTCTGTCTGTTTTAGGCTTTAATATTTTTTTCTTTAACTTTAAATAAATTTTATATACATAATATTGTATCTTAATCTTCATCTGTATAAAACCTTTCTAGGTCTTGCATGGGTATAATCCCTTTAGATTCTGCAATTTCAAATCCTTCTTTAGTAAAATTAAAAGTAGCATTAAGCTCTTCATCATATTCTACCTCCATAAGACCATTATTCATAAGATCAATAAGCTCTGAGTCAACATACTCTTCATGGGCTTTCCATAAGTCTGGTGCCAGAAGTGAGGTAGTTTCTTCATTTAGTTCAAATATTGCTTCTCCGTCATCAGTAAAGCCAGCGATCTTTATTGCTCCAATATCTAAATAGTGTTGAATCTTCAACATCATTTCCTCTTCGTCATCATGCTCATCAAACATTATGCCTCCTGTGCAACAAGTAGGACTTGAACCTACGATTACCGAATTATGAGTTCGGGGCTTTAACCGACTAAGCTATTGTTGCTTAGCCTAATTATATTATTTTATCATCATTTTTGTCAAGGGATTGCTCTACAACCTTTTGAACATACTCAGAAAAATGTTTTCTTATACTTCCTGGAGGCCTTTTGCCCATTTCCGTCCAAACTCTTTTATACTCATGTATGTTGTCAAAAGTTGTTGGGCAAAGCAATACTCCATTGTATTCTTTTAATCTAGTTGGCAAAGGTACATGCTTGCTGCAGCAGACACATGCTTTTGCTTTTTCTTGATATATACTCATACTATTTCCATTCCACTCAGTGCATCAGAAAGATCTCTTGGCATTGTAGATGGGGCTCTAATTAAATTAGGACTATCTACAACCAAAGACTCTCTATATTGTTTTTTAACAGATGAGTAATCGTGTACCTCTATGTCACCAAAAGCTGCTCTAGTTAAACTAATTGCATTGTAAATAGATCCACATACTGCGTCAGCTAAGTCCTTAGAGCCTTTTCTGGGGTGATCCACTTTGTCTCTCATAATTCTTAGCTCCAGCAATTCATCAATAAGAAGTGGTATGTGAGGACCATTTAATCTCTCTTCCAAAACAACCATAGCCATATCGTCATAATGTTTTTTAGCTACAGATAAAGTTTCGGTATTGATTCCATATTGTTTTAGCTGCTGCATCATGTCGTGAGAGTTCCATCGGTCAAAAGTACATATTCTAATATTAAATCCTCTAGATCTTAATGACAATATATAATCTCTTACCTCTCCGAAGTCTACAGACTTGTCTGATGTAGGAGTCCAATACATTACGGCATCCACTTTAACAATTGGTGCTGGCTGAGAATATGTATCAGTTACTTTTACGCTAACAAACTTTTCAATATGAGCCATTGACACGGCGCAGTGGTCATGCTTTTGAGCCAAGTCCACATGGATGTAGTAGTCTTTATCTTCTTCTGGAATAAACCATTCTTCAAATCTTCCGAATCCGTCTACAGCTAAAGATAGGTCGTTGAAAGCCATTTCAATTTTTTCACGTGACTTAAAAAAAGCATCAATTGCTTCTGGTGGCATGCAAGCAAATCTTCCTAGGGCATCGGTAACATCTCTATAAAATGCAATTTTAAAGTCTTCTATTGTTCTAGTAGGATTAACTTCCCATGTTGGCCTTCTTATTGCATACACTTTTGGATACTTGTAAGATATTATTTCATCCTGGTCCCAAAATATTTCAAATTCATTACCTACGGTATTATCAGGAAGTTCTGGATCAAGCTTAAATTTGTGAGACATTGATATTACTTCTTTTTCAGATACAATATCATCGTATCTTTGCTGGATGTAATCGTTTTTAAATCTAGGGAAAGAAAGCAATATAACTTTGCCGTAGTCTGGAAAACGTGAGTCAACAGATGCCCTGTACATGTCATAAATTCCACTAGCAGTTTTTGCCTGGTCATGCCCGCTTGTACTGTCTAGAGCAAAGCCAGAGATTTCATCAAGTACTGCTACAAGAACGTTGTAACCCTCAAATGCTTCTCTTTCTGAGTGCCCAGAATACACTGTAACATTTTTATCAAACTTTATTTCTGAAGCTTTTTCAAAGTACTTACCAGCAAACCACGGGGAATGAGTTACTCTATTTTTAAATCCTTTAAAAAATACGTTGTTCGCTTGCTGTGCGTTAATAGCAATGTTAATAATATCAATTGAGTCACCAGGTGGCTTACCATAGTACGCAGCTGGGTCTCTTAAACATAAAAGCAAATATACTATGTAGGCAACAGATATTGTCGAGCAATAATCTTTACCGCTTCCTTTTCCTAACTGAGCAACAACTTCATTGCATGTTTGCCTATATCTTAATGATCCTTCTTCTTCACCAAAAAGTTTTATAAGAGTTGATTCTTTATATATCTGAGATGATTTTTCTATCAATGTGTACTGGTGCTTAGATAGTTCTGGCAATCCTAAATAGTTTTTATCAGTTACAAATGTTTCTAGATCGACTGGTCTTTCATCAAACTCTTCGCCATCTAGAATATCAATAATGTCATTAAAATCAATGTCCATTTTTAATCTTTACATTCTTATATATATAGCCAGAAGTAGCGTATCTTTCTCCATCTAAAACTTCTTCAACGCCATGCTCACAGTAATCATCTGATCCATGAATAACAAGGTCTCCTGGGGAAGGCTTGTATTTTAAGTTTTGTTTGCTATAAAAAAGCCCGCCGCCATTGATTGGCAATTGATAGTATACAATCGTTCCAAAAACTGAAAGCTGCTTGTCAATAAAGTCGTCTCCTTCTTTATACTCTTTAGCTAGCTTTTCAATTTCTTCAAAGTCGTGTACGTCTGAGTGGGCTCCCCACATATTTCCTTTAACCATTCTAACAACATGTGATGAATCTGAAGCATAGTGTTTGTCGTCTAATAAATTTTGAATTCTTTCCTTAAGGTAATCAACTGTTCTTGTGTTGTATGTACCCATTGTATTTGTAAAGTATTCACCAACATGCCAATCTTCTACATTTTTTACTTCCAAAAGAACCTTATCAATCTCATCCTGTGATATAAAATTTTTATATACATAGATTCTTTCACCAAGTATCTCTAGGTTAGTCAGATCAATTGGGCTATTACTCATTTGATGCCGCCTCTATGATTTCTATCGGCTCTACTATTCCATTTATTTGTGATAGTCTCTTTGATACTTCAAGTTTACATTTTGGACATGTCGCAGAAACCTCTTTTAATATTTTTACAAGTATCTCCTGCTTTCTTTCTGTATCTGATATCTGTGAAGCTAACTCATTATTTTCAAGCAAGCCCACATCTTGAAGCATTGTAACCTTTTTGCCTTGAATGTCCAAAGCTAATTTAATAGCTGTTGCTTGTACACTAAGCTGGCCCTGCATCTTGGCTTCTTTTGCCAGGTCGTGAGCTTCTCTTATAAGCATTGCATAGTGTTGGTCAGCTGCAGATATAGCTTCTTTTGCTTTGTCACGAGCACCAGAGTCGTTTCTTACAACTTCTTTCCATTCATCAATATGCTCTAAAACCTCTGCCCTTTTGAGTCCAGTGATTGTAGCAATTTGAGTTGGAGTGCTTCCCTTAAGAAGTTCTTCAACTACCATGTTCATGCGATCAAAATGATCAGATAATTCAATTTCCATATAGTTATATTATACTTCTAGTCGACTGAAATAGCAAATTCCTTAGCTACCTTTAACAATATTAGGTATCCAATTAGATCATCAATATCATTATCTCCTGGGTATTCTTCACCTTTAATAAGTCTATTTAGTTTATCATCAATTCTAACGTATAGCTGCTCTTTTGGTCCCGCCTTTGAAAATATACGAACTGGGTCTAGGGCTGAATTTCCATACGATATATTCTTTTTAATTAGCATATGAGCAATGTCCAAACATGTTGTTAGAATTTCATTCCCAGCTTCAGTTCCAACTGTAAGCAAGTATAGGTCATCGTATCTAAATTCTTTTGAATCTTTAAAAACTGGATCTAGCTTCATTTAATTAAACCTTTTTCTTTTAGGGCTCTATGTATGGTCATAATGCTTACGCCACATTCTTCTGCAATCTCCGACATTGTTTTTCTTTGGATAACATATCTTCTATGTAGCCAATCTTTATTTTTATACAATTTCACCTCTTTGTTAACACTTCATTAGCATAGTAAGCAATTCCAAAAGAATCTGCAACATCATAATCTTCAACATTTAAATTATATTTTTTGTTAAAATAATCTGCAGTTCTTTGCTTTCTCATATTACGCAACTTATTTTTGTACCAAGAATCTGCATAACCTGGATTTAATAATCTAATAGCAGACTTTTCATCTTTAGTTGGGTTCTTATTTCCAATGTGTGACTGCCAAGCAGATGGGCTTATTGTAATCACCTTTGCGCCAGTTGACATAAGCTCGGCAATAACAACTCCATACACATAAGATAATTTTATCACAGCATCGGGTGATCTGACAAGTACTGCTCCTTCAACTGCAATGTAGTCTGATTTTATTTCATTTAGAATAGAGTGTGTTTTTATCTTAGCATCATGAATTTTTTCATAAATATCATTACCAACTAAATTAATCTTACCCCATTTAACTGGCTTATTATCTTCAATTAAACAAAACGCAACAGACGATGTGGACGCATCTATTCCTAAAACTCTAGAGGCTTTTGTCCTAGACAGTTTAGCAAGCGTCATTTATCATACCAATTATCTTATCTCTATCTGAAGTAGAGTTATTCTTTTCACATTTTGCACAAATACTTAAAGTGTTATACCTACTTAAAGGTGATTTGCATGACTTGCAGTATCTTTTTTGGCCAGACCTAATTGCTTTTTTCTCATAATACTTTTCCATAATCTTTTTATTAGTTGCAATTCTGCAACACTCATCACAACAATACTTCTGATTGTGTGTTTTTGGCTCAAAATTTTTTTCATTAATACAGTCTGAATTTGCACAGATCATTACAGAGCAACCTTAAATCGTTCTATCTGTACGGTTCCAGTAGGTGTATCCTTTGAATAACATTCTTTTTTAATTGGGCAGTAAGTGCAAGGCATCTTGGTCTTTGTTGCCCCCTCTGGTTTCATCGGCAGGTCACCGTCTTTAAAATTGTCCCAGACTTCTCTCATCCACAAAAATGTGTCCTCGATAATCCTTGTGTTCTTCTCATTCATAGATACTGGAATAATTAATATCTCCTGAGTGTTTTTATTCTCATAAAGAAAAAATCCCTCTTTAGCATTCTTAAGCTTCATGTATGTCAACAACTGTAGTAGGTGGTTTGGTGATGGGCTCATCTCTGCCTGCCTTGTATCCCACACCTCTTGCTTTGCTGTCTTTATTTCACCGATTACAATTTCATTGTCGTACTCCATAATAAGATCAATAAAGCCACGGATTGGTGGATACTCATTTATAATCTCTTCTTCTTCTGCAATCCACTGCGGCATAGTTTTAATTAAGTTTTGAAGTCTTTCATGAGCCTGAGTACCCTGAGCCATGTTTGCAACTGCAACTGCATCATTATTGTCAATAAAAACAGCACCAGAAAAAGCCATGTACCAGTACCTTGGGCATGTTCCATGACCGTAACCCAAAGAGCTTGGGCTAAAAGATTTTTTTGTCATTTCCCCATCTGCTCTTTTAGTATTTTTATATGACTCATCAAGCATTGATGCAAAAAGCTCTGGGTCAAAGAACTTACCCGTATGCTTTTTAAACTTTAAATTTTTAACTATGTTTCTTCCCATTACAAATTATACCTAACGACATACTTAAGTGCATCTACAAGTTTGTCTATGGACTCCTTTGCTGAGTAATATATATTTTTCTTATTATTATTTGCTGTGCCAGCTTTATCTTTTGCTATTGTAGAATAGTATGAAGCCATCATGGCAAATTTTGTAGACATAGCCTGCAGCTCAATAATAAGCTGTGGCGCTTTGGCTGCAGGAACATCTGGGTTTAAAAGTAGTTTTACAATGACAGCTAACGCTCTATCTAGCTGAGCATCATTCATATACTCATGAAGATCATTAAACTCTGTTATAGAGTTAATAAGCTCTAATGTATTTTTATCTTCTGTCATTTTTAATCTTTTTGTCCCATCTATCCATAAGCAATCCCATTCCATAGCCAACTAAAAATCCAACCATTAGACCAAACAAAAAAGATAGCATTAAAATGGAACCTCTGCATATGTCTTGTAAGATGGGAATTCTTCATTGCTTGGTACTTTATCCTTAGACAAGGTGTAGGTGGTTACAGAAATAGAATCAGCATTAATTTCGTAAGAACTCTTTTTGATACCGTCTTTATCTGTCCAAGTATCTTCATAAATTTTACCAACTATTGTGACTTCCATGCCCTTCCGAATTACTGATTTTGATTGATCTGCTAATGTACGCCATGCTTTTACTGTCCACCAGGATGTGTTTTTATCTTCCCACGCACCAGTTACATCATTCTTAACTCGATCATTTGTGGCAACTCTGAAACGAAGACCATTAGAGCCTACTGATTCTGGGTCGCTGCCAACTCTTCCTACTATTGTAATTGTTGGATTAGCCATTATACTCCTTATGAAGGTGAGAAATTTATTTTAAATTGCTCATTACTAAGTATAGTAAATTTTTTTATTTTTGTAAAGACTTTCCATCCATATATATAACTTCTTTTATGTAATAGTCTTCTGCATTTACCTGAGACTCTGAATAATATGGATCAGCCAGTGACCATTTTTCTTTTTTATTTATTCCCCCTGGAAGAACAACATGCTTTCTTCCTTTCCCAGAAATATTTTCTGACTGAACCCTTTGGTGCTCCATCTGTATCCATTCATCTATTCCAAATTTTTTTGCAGATTCAATCCACTCTTTACTTCCCTCATATGACCAAGTTAAAAAATTTCTAATAAAATATTTTGACGAACTAGAATTTATTGGCATAGCAGCGTGGTGGAACGGTTCGCATGAAGGGAAAATAACTATGTCACCAGCTTTTGGCTTGTAAACAATTACCTCATCATCACCTTCTTTTAGAAATGCAACTTCTCCGCCTTCGTAGTCATCATTTAAATAAATTGTTGTAGTAAGAATAGATTTTGGGCCTGGG